CTCCACCGCCTCCACCGCCACCACCGGTACAACCTGCTCCTACAGCTCCGGTAACACAGGCACAACCAGCGGTAACACCTCCGCCTCCGCCACCACCGCCAGTAGGTAAAACACCTTCTAGCGAAGAATTGCAACAAGCATATGAAGCTCAGAAAGCATGGACACCACGCCCACCTGAGCCTGAACCAACTCTTGCAGAAGTGAACGGTTATATGCCACAACCGATGGCAACGCAACCGCCTCCATCACCTGCAGTAGATGAGGCGTCTGTAACACGTGACTCAAATATCCGTGCTACAGCAGCTGCACTCTTTGGCGGACATCACTAATTAAACGCGGGGGAAACCCCGCTTATTGGAGTAAATATGGCTTACAAGAAAATACCAACAGCAACAGTTCGTTCAGCAATTAAAGCATATGGTGCAAATAGTAGAGAGCACAACACGATTAATCTCGTGGCAGATGCACGATTACCTTATGAGTGCATTGCTGAGTTATTACTGCTTGACACCGACGCTGTTAAACAGGATTTATCGGGTGAACTTCCACTTGATGATGCAGAACATGCCCTGTTGCACAACTGCTTAAACACAATTATCCCACTCGGCATTGAGCGTGGTTTATTACCATGCAAAGACAATGCACTTACTACCGAAATTCTCAGAGTATTGGTAGAGATTTTAGGAATGAAAAACAAAATTAGCGATTTACAAAACGCTTAATAAAATCCATAATCTCAATCCAACTTAACCAAAAGGAAATACAAAATGTCGTTTTTACGTGACCTAACCAGTCAAATTGGGCGTAACCTTATTACAGGTCCGCACAAGACTGAAGTACGAAAAGATGGTCGTCCAAGATGGGTAGAACGATGGGTTGATTTCAGTAACGAGCTAGAAACACAGGCAGCGATTGATTATGTCACTGATGAATGTAAAGGTGTCTATTTTGCACTAGGCAGTTTCAAACCTTTTGAACCGAATAGATACGCACGTAAGTCAGCATATTGTACTCACTTAAAAGCCTTGTGGTTCGATATAGATTGTGGCGAAGAAAAATGGCAAAAACACGCTGGAAAAGGATGCTACCGCACTCGTGAAGATGGGCAGAGAGCATTTATAAGTTTTCTTGAATCCACTCAGCTACCAATGCCAACCTATGTTGTAAGCAGTGGAGCTGGTTATCATATTTACTGGCAGTTTGAACGAGACATTCCGCTCGATGAATGGCGAAGAATGGCTCTAACCCTTAAAGCAGTATGTGCTCGTTGGAGCTTTGAAGCAGACCCCGCACGAACTGCAGATGCATCATCTGTGCTACGTGTACCATCTACGCTACACCATAGCGGTGCGACAGTAGAGATTATTGCAAGTAATGCACCTGTGACGGTAGACCAGTTTAATCAAGCGTTAGACAGACTCCGTCCGTATATCCAAGACCCAATTTTTGTTGAACAACAAGATATGCTGGCTGGACTCGGTGCAAAACCTGAGTTTTTAGAAAACGCAGAGAGCACATTAACAGAACAAGAGCTTTCTACACCGAAGAAATTTGCCAATATTATTCAACGTAGTGAGCTAACAAATACTGGTTGCAAGCAGTTGTACGACATGTACCAACATCAAGATACAACCCCTGAGCCAATGTGGGCAGCTGCATTGAGTATTGCTAAGTTCTGTATCGATGGCGAAGAATGGGCGATTAAGATTTCAGAAAATCACCCTGAGTTCGACCCTCGAGTGACAATTAAAAAGATGGAGCAGTGGTCAGCACCACGCACCTGTCTTTGGTTCTCGCAGAACAACCCTGACGGTTGCAAAGGATGTCCACACTTTAATGGCATCTCACAGCGACAAACACAATCTCCAATTATGTTAGGCGTTGAAGAACGCTTACCTGTAGTTGTAGAAGCACCGATGGCTGGTAACAACACATCGGACGATGAAGAATTTACTGAGAAGTTTGTTATCCCTGAATATCCGTTCCCATTCTATAGACCCCCAACAGGCGGTATATGGATGCAAGATACAAACGATGGAGAAGCAGTAAACAAGCAAGTATATGACTTCGACCTGTACATCTACGACCGCATCGGCATGGGTGCAGATAACAAGCCTAGATTTTGGGCAAGACAGCACACTCCGCATGATGGCGTGAATGAGATTGAACTGAGCAGTGATGATATTTTCGGACCAGTGAATACACTCCCGATTAAACTTGCAGCTCACAATATATTATTGCCACCTGATACTAGTACATCAGACCTCTATCGTTACTTACGTGCTCAAGGTGCACAGTTGCAGAGAACTCGAGCAATGACAAATCCGCCTAGACAACTAGGTTGGACATCAAACGATGGTTTCGTATTAGGTAAATGGGAATTTACAAAAGCGGGTCGCAAGATGTCGCCAATCCCTGACACCAACATTGCGAGAAATTTTGCTGAGAGTTGTGAAATCAGACGAGACGCAAGGCTTCAAGTGGATAACTGGAACAATGCAATCAATAAGCTCTATGGAGCAGATGATGCTGAGTTATATAGACTTATCCTTGCAATGGGTTTCGGTGCACCTATTCGTGCACGGTTTGGCTCGGAAGTGGGCGGTGTGGTAAATATCTACTCTGAAGATTCAGGGTTTGGTAAGACCACATTAACGAAAGTTATTGCAGGTATTTTCGGGCAATCACCTGACCCATTTGTGCTACAAGCACAGCACGGTACAACCGTGACAGCGTTCTTCGAGATTATCAGCTATGTAAATAGTTTACCACTGACACTGGACGAGACAGGTCAGATGGACACCGACAGCCTTATGGCGTTTGTGCATACCTGTACAAGCGGACGAGCTAAGGCACGTGGTAGCCATCAGATGAACGACATCAGACAGTCATTGCCGGGTTGGAAATCTCATGTATTCTCAAGTTCAAACGTAAGTCTATGGAACAGAATTACAGAAGCACGTGCAGAGAATGAAGCATACCTCATGCGTATTGTGGAAATCCCTGTAAGAGCATTGGAACAGTCTAAGGATAAGAACTATGGTGACGATGCTGTACGTGAAGTGCAAAAACACTTCGGTGTTGCAGGTCCAGTGTTCATTGAACATGTACTGCACCACACCGAAGAAATACAGGAGTTATGGGGCGTAGTTTCACGCACTATAACAGAACGTTGCAAGCTACATGGTAGACATCGTTTTTGGGGGGATATTATGACGGCAGCGTGTGTCGGTGCGAAGATTGCACATGATGCAGGTGTGTTCCCATTTAACCCGCAAGAAGTGTTTACAACCGCATGTAAGATGTTAGTGAGCTTGAAAAAACGAGCAGAATCTAAAGTGGTCAGTGAATATGACTTACTCAGTGAGATGCTCGGTACTTACATCGACTCAACCATTGTTGTTAAGAATGCTAAGACATCACCAATGCCAATACGACAGCCAATGCGAAAAGCATTTATTCGTGTTGAATTGGAAGATGCTAAGATGTACATTGACAACAATGCACTACGTGAGTTCGCAAGAACACGCCAGTTCGGTGTTGAACGCCTAGAAATGGCACTTGAAGAAATCGGTGCAGTTCGTGGTGTGAGTAAACGCATGTGGGCTAACTCAGACTTTATGCAAAATAACCCGCCTGTCCGCACGTGGTATGTTGATTTAACATCGCCACTGGCTAAGGCATATCTAAACTCGGACACATACAACTATGATGAAGGAAACCCTAGCACAAATGTCAGCTAGACTGGACGAGGAGTTAGATAATATGGCTGGGGATGTATATACATTCTCAGCTCTATTACCCGCCTCTATAGACTATTTGACAATCAGAGACATTGTATACTCTACCGTAGAAGGTAAAGGATTACATGTCGGAGATTTAGCGTGGTCGGTGCAAGATGAATGGTCTACACCGGGTGCTAAAACTGCAAAAATATTAGTGGGCGTTGGTAAGACAGCAAGTGCTTACCATACTTACTACAACATTATGGGGCAACGACCATGACAATTATTGTTTTCAAAGATAACATTCTTGCATCTGACCGTGCGGAATATATGTATGGCATCGTGACTGGTGAAAGACAGAAGTTCTGCAAGCATGTTGATGGCGGAATGACATATTATATTGCTGTCTCAGGCGATACTACTACAGCTGCTATTGTATGCGACCTTATTAAGTTTTTTGCTGGGTCACGATTTGATGACTACACCCCGCACCAATTTAAGCTTAAAGATGTCGAGCAGGAAATGTGGGTAAACCGATTATACAATGCTGAAACCTTCTCAGGTATTCTCATCATTGTGAATGAGCATATTAACATTCCAGCGGTATTTAACCTGTCTAACGCACCCTATGCACTACCAGTAACATCAGATGAATATGCGGTGGGCAGTGAAGATGCAGTAATTGCAGCACGTGCAGCTATGATGGCAGGTGCAACAGCAAGAGAAGCGGTTAAGATTGCATGTGAGCTAACAAATATTGCACAAATTAAGGGCAACGCAGACATCGACAGTGTTTGTGTTATATAAAAATAAAGCCCTGCTGTTACGCAAGGCTTTATGACTTCTACCAAAATGAACAAAAATGTCGCACAGTTCCCAAATCTGTACGGTGCGACTATAACATAGTAAAAAAGATAAAACAACTCATTCAATACTTTCGATGAGTATATCTTATTTAACACCAACAAAACATGTTATGGAGACAATACCTATGACAAACAACAATGTTGCGGATATTATCCGTTCCTTTAGAGCGAAGCACCGACTCACCATGAAAGATACTGCTGCAAAAATGGAAATTTCACCTGCATATCTCAGTATGATTGAGAAAGGTAAGAAAGGTGTAAGTCGTGACCGTTTAAACCCGCTTATTGAAATATTTAAAGAGTACAATGAGCCAACAGATGAATTAATGCTGGCATATTATGCAGAAGCTAAGCTATACCGTGCAGCGACACTTCCTGTCGTTCTACGTAGAGTTATCTTCAGACTGGTTGAGAGCAATTTAACAGATGACCAGTTACGTGAACTAGAGAGACAGATTATTGAGGCAACAGATGGCAAATAAATTATCAGAACTCGTGCCACGAGTTAAGGCATGTGAGCTTACAGAGTTATCGACTCTTGAGTTAATATTCGAGCATATTGCGTCTGTTCACCACTATATCTACTATGCGTCCGAGCAAGACCGCACAACAGCAGAATATAAAGAACAGTGTGCTTACTACTTCGTGCTAATTATTACATATCTTGCCCGTGTAAATGCGTTAAGCGAAGTGTTATTCATTGGGCTGGATAATATAGATGAAGCTATTAAGTTTTCAACAGTATCGACTGGCATCGAGTATAAAGATATGAACAGAAAGGTTGCAACTTATGAGATGTTAGGCGAGCTCGCTAATATTACATGGCATTTTACCGTAGGTAGTGACCCTGTTGTTGAAGAATATAAACTGCGTGTTGTCATGCTAACACTCGCATGTGCATTAAATTATGAAGTACGTTCAACTACTGATGCAAACCTTGCGGATTTAGTTGAAGAATTTTTAACAAAGAGAGGTAAATAATGGAATCAATGGCAAGTGCTGGCGAGTATTTTCAAGGACTCGTTAAACAGTGGGCGGTAGACCGAAACTTAATCGAAGGCTCTAAGCCTGAAGCACAGTGCATTAAGCTGATTGAAGAATACGGTGAACTTGCACGTGGTATTGCTAAGAAAGATGAAGCACTGATTAAAGACAGTATTGGTGACACTTTGGTCGTATGTATTATTCTTGCAGCACAGCTTGGTAGCGACAGCTTTAGTATTGACAAGTTGGTATTCGAGCGTACCGCCTTAGATGTTCCTGATGTCAGTGAGAAAATTGTAGTGCGAGGTGCAACAGAACTCGGTGCTATCTCATATTTTATCAATGTGACAAACAGAGACATCGACCGTTGCATTGGAAATATTTATGCATTATGCGATACGTTGGCAGAGATTGCATACTTGCACAAATGGTCGTTGGTTGATTGCCTAAAGGCAGCATACAACGAGATTAAAGACCGTAAAGGTCGTATGGTAGACGGCATATTTATCAAAGAAGGAGATTAATTATGTTATTTCTTACAGCGGTAGGTCACGCAACTAAAGGCGGACGAATTTACAGAGAGGGTTGGGGTAGGTCAGAGCATGCTTTCATAGTGAATGGTGACGATATTAAGGTCATTATTAACATGTTATATGGCACGCCAACTGGTGACGGATTAGATATCGACAGTTTCTTTATGCGTAAAGTAGATGGAAAACTAGAAGTGTATGCACCGTCTCTAGAAGATATGCTAGCAGATGACTGGAAAGTGGCAATTAAGCCATCAAGTTATAAATAAGATATGGTGTGTCGGTAGCCCCGACACTCTTACATTGGAGAACGAATATGAGCATTTATGTTCCTGCGGATATGTACGTACCTGTACAAATGGATAACTCCGTGCAAAATGGCAAAGAGATTAATCTAGAATTGCATAACCGTGACGTGAAGAATCACACATTGGAGAGTCTAGTCGAAAGTGCAATCGCACTTATGCACAAACAGTTGGATTATAAAGTGATGATGACTGAAGCAGAGACTGGTAGAAAAGTTGTTAGCATCACTGAAGTTATCAAACTGCAAGATGCATACCGCACTTATAAACTCACACTTGATAACAATGCTGTTGTATCTGTGTCAATTAAAAAACCATACTGTAAGTAGGTGAACTATGAAGAAGTATAGTAAAAAACAATTAGCAATATATGCGGTCGGTCTCATTGTCACCGCTCTCTGTACAACAGCATGTACAGATGCCGATTATAAACGTGTAACACGTCTAAACAAAGAAGCTGATATTGTTTGTTATTCCGGCTCTGCTACACCTGTATTTACTGACCGCTCTACTGGAACAGTTGAATACCATGAGCACGGTGGCGGTGTTTATTATAAAAGTAAAAATACTGGCAAGTTTGTGCAAGTATATATGGACTGTGTGATTACGGAGGATTAGTATGAAACCATTTAATTTAGAAGAAGCATTAAGCGGTAAACCTGTTAGGCTGAGATGTGGCAGTAAAGCATACGTGCTAGGTGACCTCAGAGACTTATTCCCGGAGAGTAAGGAAGTTAGATGCCTAATCGGTATAGATTCTGAAAGAGAGCATAGCAAGCAGTACAGTAGTATGATGCGATGGAAGTGCAATGGTTCATACTACGAGCATATTTACGAAAGTGAATACGATATAATCGGTATGTATGAAGAACCTAAACTCACTACAGAAGAACTCATGGAAAAAGCTTTCCAAGAGAAGTTAGTGGTAACCCGTACTGCATCACCATTGTTTGGTGGTTTTGAAGTTGTTGGTAAAACTTTAGACGGAGATTATATTTTGCAAAATTGCGATAATGCTGAATTACGCTTTTTGCGTGAATTCTATGAAAATATTGAATGGTCAATAGTGGGGTAGAGTATGAAACCATATAATTTAGAAGAAGCGTTAAGCGGTAAGCCTGTGCTACTGCGTGGAGGTCAAACAGCGGTTGTCTTATATCGTATACCCGACAAGTATACATCTGATGATGGTCAACCACCTGCTTTTCCTCTACAAGGATTAATCCTTGATGCAGGAGGTTTTGTCGATGTGTTCGGGGCATGTTGGAGGGATAATGGTACTTATAACCATGCAGATAGCTTATACGACATCGTTGGCATGTGGCAAGAGCCGGCAAAGTCACAAGATAAAATCTTAGATGAAGCGTGGCAGAATAAAGGTAGAGTTACCAAGGTAGACGCAGGTATGACAACAACCGTTGAAGTTGTTGGTAAAACAGCTGATGGCAAATACATTGTTCGTAATCCATGTAGCGGTTCACTGGATGAAATCAGTGTATATGGCAAGTCAAATTGGATGCCATATAATGAACCGAAAGGTACTATATGTAATCCTAACACTGCAACTTTGCATCTACCAAAACCAAGTAAACCGATGCAAGGTGAACGTTATTACTATATCGACACATCAGAAGGCAAGTTCTATGTGGATAGTGGGAAATATTCTCACACATGGGTATACGACAGAAATCGTCGTGAGCAAGGCAACTGCTTCAAAAGCGAAACAGATGCACAAGTATGGATACAGGCTTTAAATTGTGCACGTGCAGGTGGGGCAGTAATATGTTAGGTAAGATAAGATGAAACGCAACATAAGTGATGCGGTGAAAGTTCGCAATGTATTAGATGAGATTGCGAGACTTGTAAGGAAGGAAGCTAAGGCATTGGGGTTTACAGATATATCGAGTGTAATAGCTGAAACATTTAACTCGCAATACCTTATAAACATCATCTTTTCTTATAAAGGCAAGTCGCACAGAGTGTATGGCTCAATACCACTGGTAACAATAATATCACTAGATGCTGATGAGCTTGAGCTGTTTATCGAGTATCGAGCAAAAGATTTGCTACGACACATGTACAGAGTGAGTGGCAAGAACAAAGAAATTCCACAAACGGAGGAAGATTATGAACAAAAAACTAAATGGTCTTAACTACGACATTATTCACAGTTTCTATAAAGAAGTGAACTCACACCCGCTGGTGCAAGGCGGTCACGCTATTGTTGAGTTTGAAACAATGTTTGCAAATGAAAACAGTCTAACGCTAGGTTTTACTGTCAGAACAGCAAATCAAGACATGTCGTTCTCGATTGGCACTGAGCTAGGCGATTACCGCAGATATGGTGAAGAACTCCACGATGAGTATGTTGCACGTAAGGTTGCGGAACTCGATGTTGAGTTTAATCAAGCAATGGCAAATGTCGAGAAGATGATTACTGTTTTTAACGACCCTAGCACATGGGAAAAATAATATGAACATGGAATATTGGATTGGTGTGGTAAATGTACTTACACCAGCAAGTTTCGCTATAACTGTTGTAGGAGCGTTTACCGCATCACTTTTGCTGATTGAAATATACGCTCCGATGACAAAGACAGAACCTAGCAAACTAAAAGTTCCAATTATAGTCACAACTACAGTAACGATATTATTTTTCCTGTTGTGGATATTCGTGCCTAGTGTAGATGCAATACGAGCAATGTATAGATAAGGAGAAACTATGCTATATTTAATTGTATATTTATTTGACAGATACGGAATGGTGTTGGGGGCATTTAAAGTAGTAACTGTAGTTGCAGTAGTGGCTGCAGTCATTGCAGCATTTACAGCGTCTTTCTACTATGAATATGCTAGGGAAGATTCTGATTACTATTCACCGCTAGACAAATCATACTTTGAGATGTCAAAACGAGCACTCGCTACTGCAGTTAAAGTTGGTGCTATCGCAGGTGTTGTAAGTGTGCTTGCACCGAGTAAACAAGGTTTAGCAATGCTAGGTGGTGTTTATGTCGGTCAGCAGGTGTATGACGGACTTAGTAAATCTGAGCTAGTTAATAAAGCTGTTAAAGTTTTAGATTTAGAACTCAATGGTTATTTAGATGAATACCTAAGCACCAACGCACCAGACACACCAAAACAGTAGAATAAGATAAGCCCCTATCTCTAGGGGCTTTGTTTTATTTAGTTCCTACGACTCGTTCGAGCCAACTTTTTAAGAGGTCTTTAATAATTCCCGGTAAGAGTTTGAGCAGGACTTCTACTATCATCGCCCCACTCGCCCCCGCAACCACAGATAAAATACAAGCATACCAAATACTGAGTTGAGAAGCGTAGTGATATGAAATAATCGCACCTACATAAGTCCCAACACACGCATCTAATAATCTAACGGCAATGCTCTTACCGGCATCATAATAGGTCGTGCCTTTAAATGCTCCGAGCAATGCTCCGAGTATGAGGAGACCAAACTCAATCGATTGTTGTGTAATCTCCATCTAAACCCTCACATCTTAATACATATACTGCTGCACCGAAATACCAAATGGCAAGTGCAGAACTCACCAACAACATAAGTGAGAGTGGCGGGTAATCCGTCACATACCCATTTGCAAAAATAACTTGAACAACGGTACTAGAAAGAAACGCAAACGATTTGAACATCTGCTTTCTATAGCCCTTTGAAATCGGAGCAAGAGCCCCGACTATAATAGCGGCAATAGCAAGAGTGATGAATGAAATCGGCTCGGCTTCTAGTGTCTTAGGGAGTGAAAAGTCGAGAACTTTAAAATAGTCCCCTAAAACTGCTAATAGTAAGATACTATTAATTGCAACAGACCCGACTAAAACCGCTCGGGTGTCACGCCCATAGAACTTAGAAAGAATCGAACATTTCATATGTTACTCCTTACAAAGTACCTTCTGTATATGTTTGCGGTGAAACAGTCAATTTACCGTTGAAATCTTCAACCACGTATGGTTTAAATTCCCATCTCTCATAGGAAGCCTGTTCATTTTTATATCCAGAAACTTCAAATCGGTTTAGGTAGTTTCCAGTGTAAGTATGAGTACCTGAGATTTTTGTACCATCTGGGTAACGTACATCATAAGACACTTCATGTTCTGTAGAGTCCATTAGTGCTAATAAGGTATTTAGTTCTGCAGTTTCAGTACCTTCATAAGAACGAGGTACGTATTCAAGATTATAACTAGATGTACCAGTTTCAGGTGCATAGGTATGTTCTTCATAAGGAAGTGTAGGATATGCTACTTGAATTTCAGTAGGTTTAACTAATGGATGACCGTTAGATGTAGCAAAACGTTTATTAGTAGTCACTGTAAAAGTTTTACTTGCATGAGCTTCATTGAAAGCTTTAGCATTTGGGTAATCTGATTTACTAAACTCTACTCGGTTGAATCCATCCAATGTACCTAAAGATACATCATAACCATCAATAGCAGATTTATTGTAGATATTACGAGGAGTCACTTTAATAGTAGTACCTTCTATAGTAGCATCTGCGGTAATAGGGTCAATGAAACTCTCATTTACTGGAGCACTACGAGGTTTTTTCTCTTTCTTGTAAGCGTCTGTAAGAAGTTGAGTAGCTTTATGACGGAACTTAGCGAATACTGATTCTACATAAAACTCATCATCTTCTTGAGGCTCTACGTAATCAGTAACTACTTCAAACTCATCCTCAGCATCTTCTACATTTACAACTGCTGTTAGTTTACCATTAATGTTCTTAACGGTTACATTATCAAGGTCATCGCCAAATACAATTTGCTCTGCCATAATTAATCTCCAAAAAATCCTACTAAATCTACAGCATAAGAGCGTCCCGCTCTAAGACCTTTGCCATAGATGTTTCGATTATTACTGTTATACCAAATTGTTCCGCCATCCCAAGTTTGAGCACTTGCTTTGTCTAGATTATTTGGTGCATCTTCCGGCAACTTAAATATCACTGAGCCATCAGGAATATCTGTAAGCACCTTAAATTCTAGATGTGTTTTACCTACACCGTCAAACACAGATAACATTCTATATTGGGGGTCTAGGTAAGCCCGAGGATTTTCAGTAGTCATAACTTCTTTACTCAAAGCAAATTCTGCCATATACCAGTTATATGCTTTAAGAACGCGAACCTTACCATCTTCTACTATAAAATCTGAAGGGTGAAGTTCTGAGACTTCTGCTACTTTCATCATCCAAAGAATCCTATTAAATCAAAAATGTATCTTTGACCTGCTTTTAGACCATTGCCCATAACCCATGGACTTCCTTTATCCACCCACACTGAAGTACCATCCCATAGTTGAGTTTCAATCAACTCTAAGTTCTTAGGTGCGTCAGGGGGTAATTTAAGCAACATTTGACGAGGACCAATAGTTTTAACCATTTTAATGTCTAGGTGGATTTTACCCATACCATCCATAACAGTAAGCTGTCTGCGTTCCTGTTTATCGTAATCCACAGGGTTATTTGTTGTAACAATGTCTTTGCCTACTGCAAAGTCTAATTTATAACTTTTAACTACTTTACGAGTACGTACTTTATTGTTCTCAACAATAAAATCTTCATCGTGTAAGTCTAGGTCTTGTACTACTTTCATCTATGCTCCAAAGGGGGATTGCTCCCCCATATCAGATTATTTAGCAAGTAAGTAACCTTTAGTATCACCTGCCAAGTTTTGTACTTCTTCACCTTTAAGCACTTCAAGCAATGCTGCTTTAGCTTCAGGTGATTTAAGCAATTCAATCACTGTATCTTTGAAATCAGGTAATGCTTTGATTTCAGTCCAGTATTCAGTCGCTGATTTCGGTGCGTCTACAAATTTAGCTAAATCTGCTTCGATTACAGAATCATCGGATAACGTTAATTTTAATTTGTTATCTTCAGTTAATTCAGCACCTTTTAATTTCACATCAACTGCTTGTGCAGGTAGTGGTAATTCTTCAGTAGTTTCATCTGACTTGGTAACTTTAACTTTGTTATCAACGATTTCTACCTTAGTAATTGCAACTGTTTCTGCAGGTAATGCTACTTCACCTTTTAAACCGTCATCAGTGCGGGTGAATTTAACGTTACCGGAGTTATCCGGTTTAACTTCAAGACGGTCGTCTACTACTACAGTTGTTTTACCAACTTCAGGCTTTTCAAAAAATTGAATAACTGCCATTTTATATTTTCCTATTTTAAGGGTTGTTGAGAATGTAGCCCCGAAGGGCTACGGTTTATAAGTGGTCTAAATCTGTTTCAAGATTAGTGATTGGTGCGGCTTCAGTACCACCTGCAACATCAGCAGGGTATGCTTTAAAGCGTACCGTACCTGCGAAGTTAGCAACATCAATAAGGTCTGACTTACGCACGAACGCAGTGGTATCAACTCTGTCACCTGCAGGTGCATCTTCAAGAGCTTTCACACGTGCAGCTAACGCAGTGTCGTCGTACACGGTGTCTTTATCTGCTTTATTCTCTAACGCAGTGACACGAGCTTCTAATGCAGA